ATCGGTAAAGTGTCGAGCTATACAGCTTTGACAAAGACTATCGTTCTGACTGTTCCTGAAGACATCGTTAACTTCGAAGTTGGCATGGTGTTGCAGGGCTCGACAGCTGACGGCGGCGGCTCCACCAAGGCCGGTACTTCCAAAGTTGTGACAGTTGACCGTATTGCGGGCTCCTTCACAGTTGACGCTGACCTTACAGGCGGCTGGGCTGGTGCGGATTTTGTGTTTGTTGCTGGCGACTACGACAACGCTCTCAAGGGCCTCGCTGCATGGCTGCCATACGAAAGCCGCGCAACTAAGCTTGCATCTTCTTTCTTCGGCGTGACTCGTTCGGCTGATGCAACCCGTCTCGGCGGTTTGATCTATGACGGTACAGCACTCCCAATCGAAGAAGCTCTGATCAGCGCGTTGGCACTGGTTGGTCGTGAAGGCGGAAATCCAGACTACGCATTCATGAACTTCGCTGACTGGTCGAACCTCGTCAAAGCACTGGGCTCCAAGGTTCAGTACACGACAGTTAAGGCTGGCCAAGACGGCACAATTGGATTCCAAGGTATTATGGTCAATGGCCCACGCGGCACAGTGACAGTGGTTCCTGACGTTTCCTGCCAGAAGGGCGAAGTGTTCATCGTTCAGATGAATACATGGCAGTTGGCATCCTTGAAGAAAGTTGTGAACCTGTTCGACACTGACGGCTTGCGTATGCTCCGTTCGTCGTCTGCAGATAGCCTCCAAATCCGTTGCTTCTCCTACTCACAGTTGGGTTGTACGGCTCCTGGCTATAACATGCACCTCAAGATTGCCTAACTCACTGGGGCCCTCCGGGGCCCCTCAATTAAAGGGAAACTGACATGGCAAATCGTTATTACAATCAGTTTCAGTACACTGCTGAGCGGGCTCCGGTGACGTTGTATGCGACGTTGCAAGCAGGCGCGGCGGGTGCGGTTGCTGCAGTCAAAGGCTATGGCGTAGCTTCGATTGTCAAAGACGCAGGCGTGGACGGCAAATACGAAATCGTATTGTCCGACAAGTTTGTGCGTTGCATTGGCGTTGATCTCAAAGTTGTCCACTCGTCTATCTCGGTTGTACAGGTTGTCCAGGTGCTTCAAAGCCCTGCTGACCTTCAAACTGCAGTTGGCGCTGGCACTAAGATTATCATTCAGTGCATCGACAAAGACGGCGCGGCTATCAATCCAGAATCAGGCGCACAAGTTTTCATCCAGTTGGTTCTCGTTAACTCGACAGTCGACTTGGGCAAGGGAGTCTAAACATGATTATGATGGGAAGTCCTCGCAAGGTCGCGTCCCTCATAGTCGCTCGCAAGTTGGGAGGTGCGTCTCCACAGGATGATCGTGCCGCCCAGCTTCGCGGTGAAAGTGAGTCGGCGTTGGCAGAGATGTCTGAAGAAAAAGATGAAGGTCGGCTCGCATTGGAAGATGCCGCGCAAAAGCTTGTCTCCGCTCTGCAAGGTGGTTCGGCTGAGCTTGTGGCTGATGCTTTCCACAAGATGTTCAAAATCTGTGACTTGCTCCCGCATGAAGAATACGGCGAGCTTATGGAAGAGGCTGAAGAAGGGGGTTACTAATGGCTCGTACCTTCACCGTCTCAGAATTGATTACACTGGTCAGGGAGCGTTCGAACACTGAACGCTCTAATTTCGTTACCAATGACGAATTGATCAGGTACATCGATCAGGCGTACACCAAACTGTATGACCTTATTGTAAGCAAATTTGAGAACTACTATCTCGACGAATATCTTTTTACGACTGATGGACTCAATCAGTTTTTCAATCTGCCGCCAACTTTCTATAAGATGGTCGGGCTTGATCAATATCAAAATACTTCTGGAAGTGGGGATAACGCGCTGACCGTGCGTCCATTCAACTTCAATGAGAGAAACCGTTACAACAACATCCTGTTCGCTGTAACAGCTGCGGCATTTTACCGCTATTTGATCCAAGGGTCAAAAATTAAGATCCTGCCACAACCATCTTCGGGAATTACCTTCAAGATGTGGTTCGTGCCAGCGCCACCCAAACTGACAAGCACAACTGACGTGGTGGACGGTATTGCAGGCTGGGAAGAAGTGGTAGTTCTGACTGCCGCGATTCAGGTTATGAATAAACAAGAATTGGATGCCTCGGCTCTCAAACGTGAGCAGCAAGAGGCTATTGAACGTGTGATTACCATGGCAACCGAGCGTGACGCTGCACTTCCAGAGCGCGTAACAGACTTGTCAGTGGTGAACGAGCAGTTGGCATTGTTTCCAGTCATTTTGTGAGGTTGTTATGCGGGTTTTTAGGAAGATATTCACTGATGACCCGCTGCAGCAACGTCTTCAGGATTCGATTGCCCAGAGTTTTTCTCAATTCGAGAAACTGCCTCAACTAGATTCAGTCATAGTTAAAGACATAACCTTGTCAGCGGCGGTTGATAACAACGTTGAGCACAAGCTCGGTCGTGAAATCGTCGGCTGGCAGGTCATACGCCAAAATGCGAACGCGGTTGTTTACGAGAGCTCGACAATTAACACAACGCCGTCGTCGTTTGTTATCTTGAGAACGTCAGCAACATGTAAAGTATCAATACTTTTCTTTTGAGGTAGGGAAATGAGTACAACTCCGAATATGAGCCTTGTCGTACCGGACGTGGGCACAAGCGGCCCAACGTATGCGACTCAAATCAATAGTGCGCTCGACGTTATCGACGCTCACGACCATACCCCAGGCAAGGGAGCTCGAATCCCTCCGTCTGGCCTCAACATCAACGCTGACCTTCCGTTCAATGGTAACGATGCTATCTCATTGCGCTCAACGCGCTATGTGGCTCAAACAGCTGTTCTGGCGGCTTCTGACGATCGTAACTGTGTAAGCTCGGTGAATGGCAACTTGTACTGGAATAACTCAAACGGCGTGCCTGTTCAGATTACTGCAGGCAACGGTTTGAACTTTGCCTCCCTCGGAACCATCGGTGGAGACTATGGTGCGGCGGGTGTTACGGCATCGGCTGTGTACACTGACTCATTGAAGACTTTCTCGTGGCTTCAAGCTGCAAGTACGTTCGCAAAAATGGCAGTTGGTGACTTGGCGTTGTACTCGACCACAGCAAGCACCCAGGCAGTAAGCATCAAAGCAAGCGCCTCCACAGCCGCATATGATTACATCTTCCCTATCACTGCCCCAGCAGCGAACACGTTTATGCGCATGGCTTCAGGTGGCCAGGGAACATTTGTGACGGTTAATGGAACGCCCAATCAAATTACTGTGACTCAAAACACGTCGGATATGACTATAGGGTTTGCATCGAATCCAGTCCTGACCGGGTTAGTTTCCACGACAACCGGTTTTTCTGGCCCAGGAATAGTGCCAGTCGGTGCAATTATCGCGATGGGTGACGTCGGCGCATACGCACTTCCTGCAAGTGGTGCAATTAAAGATGGTTGGGCTCTTTGTAATGGACAAGCCAAACCGGTGGGAAGTGATGCCGGACTTGGAGCCAATCTTCCAAACCTGACTGATGATAGATTCCTGAATGGTTCAACGGCAGTTGGTGGAACGGGTGGGGCAACATCGAAAACTACTACCGGCATCGCGGCATCTTTTGCCAAAGATTCACTTAACTCAGATCAAACCGCTCACGTACATGGTATGCAGCACATTCACAGATGGACAGAATCAGTTACTCCAGTCGGTACCTTCGTCGATCTTTATTCATACAACCCGAATGGAACTAGCTTCAACTATATGACTACGACGGGCAATACGCTGGCATCTGGAACGAACCTGCAAAGAACATATTTGAATCAATTTTCAACAAATAGCTATTATACTCAAGGCGCAAAAACACAAAACACCGCGCTCGATCGTCTTAATACAGATTCACAAACAGTTTCGTGGACTGCAGCAACTACCGTCAACACAACCGTAACTCAGGGCACTATCGCTGACATTCGCCCAAAATATTTTAACGTCGTTTATCTCATGCGAGTCGCGTAATGGAATATGTAATCAAGTTTAAACGCAAAAAAAATCTGCTTTGGTCGAAGCGTAAAGTTGTCGGCCACAGATATATGCAAGAAATCGACAAGATGGTTTTGCACTTTACTGCCTCAAAGATTGAAGAGATCCCAGAGTGGTCAAAGCACTACGTCGTTTTGGGCTCTGACTTCTTTCTGGCTCAAAAAGAGCAGATGGAAAAAGAGTCGGGCGTTGATGTTAAGCTGAAAGGAGTTTGAGATGCCATTACAGCGGCAAGTGGTATCCATTCCCATGAGTGGAACGCTCGATACCAAAACAGATCCAAAACAATTGCCTACGGGTAAGCTTTTGGAGATGGAGAACGGTTTTCGTAAGCGTCATGGCGAGCTTCAGAAACGCTATGGCTTCGAGACTCTGGGGACAACTATCACCCCAAGTGGAACACTCGCTGATGGCCGCAAAATGGCCCTTTTTTACGACGAGCTCAACGTCATCACGAATAAAAGTATGTACACATATTCCGATGACAATAATAACTGGGTTCTCAAGGGCCCACTTGAAACCCTGTCAGTCTCCTCTCAGCCAGTGGTAGCTAATAGCTATCAGCAAACCACAGCCGACAGTGGTACGGCTGGCAGTATCGCTTTGTATGCTTGGGAAGACTCCCGAGTAGCCAACACCATTCGCTATTCTATTGTCGACCGCTCAAGTAACAGTGTGATCATCGGCGATGCACTCTTGGCAACCAACGCTCAAAAGCCACACGTTATCGGACTATCTGAATATCTGTTTGTGTTTTATCACGACAGTACGCTCGGTCGTTTTTATTGCAAAATCTTCCCAGTCACCAATCTAACAATCGACCCGTCGATTATTTCTCCGTTGCAAATCGGTAACGATATTAACGCAAGCGGAAACTACGATGTTTGTAAGTTTAATGAGTCAATCTTGTTCGTCTATCAAACGACAACAAACACTCAAAAGATTGGATACGTGACTTCCAATGGTCAGGTTGGTAACCCGGCGAACGGTTATCCAAGCCCAATTACAGAATCGAACGCTCTCGATAAAGCTGACCGCTGTATCACTATTTTTACAAACTCCACCACGTTCTTTAACGTCGCCTGGGCAAGCTCAACTGACGGAGTTTACCACAAGGCATACAACGCTGACTTCACGACAAAACTAGCCAGAGCTCAAATCTCAAACTACGTGACCACAGCGGTGCGTAACATCACTGGGTTTACAACTGCGACTCTCGCCCACGTCTATTGGGACAAAGACAATACAGACAAGTGGAAACGCGAAATCACAGATACGCACAGAAACCTGACATCGGGAGCAATTACAGCCGGAGCCGGTAACCTACGCTCGGCGTCACTAGCCGGAAAAATCTTTTACACTGACCAAAATGGTTTTGTGCCGGTAGCCTTCTATAGCTCGACGCAACCATCGCTGTTTTTGCTCAGAAATGACGGCGATATTTCAGCCAAGATGCTTTCTCAAACTTCAGCAGGCGAAACAGCAAAAACTGGACACTTGCCTAGCATCACCAACACGACCGGCAACGTATGGGTGTTTCCGACAACGTACAAAACTCGAATCGTTTCTGAGAACGCTACTCTGTATGGCCTGACTGGTATTACAGAAGTCATTCTGAACTTCGATGACCCATTCATTTGCGATAGTTCTCAGCTTGGCGAAAACCTGATGATCACATCGGGGTATCTGCAGTGCTATGACGGTATTTCGATATTTGAGTCGGGCTTTCATCTATACCCTGACCACATAACAGCTGTTCAAAATGGGGGGACTGTAGGCCCGTTTCTAAACAACCAAAAATACCAATACTGCGTTGTTTATGAGTGGACTGACTCTCGTGGTCAGATTCACCGCTCGGCACCGAGTATTCCGATCAACATTACATTCAGTGCGAATAACGTCTCGTGCGATATAACCATACCGTACCTGTACATTACTGACAGAAGGTCACCCAGAGCAGATGTTGTGCTGGCAGTTTACCGCACGACTAACAACGGAACGCTGTTTTACAAAACAACTAGCATCACAGCGCCTCAGTATAACGACACTACGGCAGTTGGGTTTACCCTCACGTTCAATGACACAACCACAGATGCCGCGTTGATTACGAATGAATTGCTGTACACGACTGGTGGTATAGTCGAGAACATCGCACCACCGGCGGCGAAGATTATCGCTCGTTTCAAAAACAGGTTGTTTCTTGCCGGAACGGAAGATGACTCAATCTGGTACTCCAAAGAGCATGTTACTGGTGAAGCGGTAAACTTCTCAGATGTGTTCAAGATTAAAGTGGATAACACTGGTGGTCGTATCACATCGCTTGGTGAGCTCGATGACAAGCTGATTATTTTCAAGGCAACCACAATCTTTGCTCTGACAGGCGACGGGCCACTTGCAACTGGGGCTCAGAACACGTTCTCGATACCTCAGCTGATAGCTTCGGATGTGGGCTGTATTGACCCCTACTCAGTGGTGAAGACCCGAAACGGCCTGATGTTCAAATCGAAGAAGGGAATTTACCTTCTCGACCGTGGTTTGCAGGTCAGTTACATCGGTGCCGAGGTGGAAGAGTGGAATAGTCTCACTATTACCTCAGCGACAGTTGTGGACGAGCTCAACCAGGTTCGATTCACCACAAGCTCAGGTCGATGCCTCGTTTATGACCTCTTTTTCCAGCAGTGGTACACCTTCACAAACATCTCGGCGATTGACGCGGCTGTATGGCAGTCAAAGTGGGTATTCTTAAAGTCAGATGCCGAAATAAGACGCGAAACACCCAATCAATATGTTGATGTGGATTCGCCGATTATCAGCAAGTTCACTCTGGCTTTGATGCAATTCGCCCAAGTTCAGGGTTTCCAGCGTATCTTTAAGCTCAATGTGCTGGGTGAAAACCGGGGCACACATGGCCTCAAAATTGAAGTCGGATATGATTATCGGGACTACTTTGAAGAGCGTTTCATCGTGT